GCAGCCATCAGAGCGACAGCGGGGAGGATAGCAAGAGTTTTCATTTGAATCGTTTTAGGTAGTCGTATGAGTATTGTTCCCGTCTACCAAAGATTCCCCAACCTAACCAGTAGGAAGCAGAATTCATATAGAAGGGAACGGGTTGATGAGGAGTACGGAACTCACTCAGCTCCGCTCGAAATTGTCCTTCGTTAATCATGTACCGTACTTGACCTTCAAGACTAGAAGGGTCACAAGAATAGCGGCGACAAAATGAACCAAGTCCATCGTAGCGTTTCTGAGTTGTCCATTGAATAAGACCATACCCTCCTCGAAGGCATTGGTCGTAAGGAAGTATAGCACCTCCTTCACACACGTTAGAGCGGAAACCAGATTCCTGTTTGATGTTGCCCATGATTACAGCGAGGGCAGTTTTGTCTTTGATCTCCGCTTTAGTTTGGAGTTGTTCAAGAACATACTGCTCTTGGACGTTGCAATCAGGGCATTGAATCATTTCTTTTTCTTAACGCAGTTGTTTACACGGGTACCACCTTTTACTTTGGTTCCCTTTTTTTCATAACCTTTCCAGCAGGAAGGATCAAGACGTTGTTTCGTCTCTTTCTTTTTAGCAGGCATAATTAAACACCTCGAACTCGTGGACCATTGGCGTTGCCTGTTTGCTTCAACCAACGAAGATAGTCTCCCTGCTTGGGAAACATCTTATCTAATTGTTTACGGTCCATGCGTTGCCCAACCAGCTCACGAAAATCTTCTTGAGACATAGGTCCTTGAGCAATCTTCAGGGAGTTACGCCCTTTCTTCTTTTTCTTAGAAGGTAGCATTACCAAATACCGGGAATAATCTGTCCGGTCAGAGCATAAGCACCAATGGCAGCAACGATACCAAGCATAGCCAAGCGTCCGTTAAGACGCTCAGCTTTCTCTTCATGAGGCACACCGTAGGGATGGTCAGTCATTAGTAGTTAAGATCGGATCGTTCAAGTTTAGCAAAGACATCCTGCCGATAAGCAGGGTCTCGATCATAGCGTGGGTCAGACATGGCGTCAACCACTTCAGCTTGGCTACGGAAAACGTCTTCTTTAGTCTGAGCAGGTTTGCCAGACAGCATACGTCCTTCGTAACCATTAGATTCTTGGAAAGCAGCTTGCAGTCCAACCACAGCCAGTTTTACCATGTCAGGATCGCCAACATTAATCAAGTTGTCGAAAGCCTGAACAAAATTTTGTGGCATATTTTCTGAAGCCCAGGTAACTAGATTACCATAGGCTTCTTCACCACCGACAAAGTTTTGAATGTCAGTTACTTGCTCTTGTGTAAAGTCTTCAGGACCTTGAGCGCTTTGTTGGATTTGAATGTAAGCATTGAGAAGATCACGACTATCCATTTCAGTCAGCTTCTCCATCATTTCAGGAGACAGTTGACCATCATTAGAATAGTACTCATTAGAAGCTTCTTGCAGCAGCTGAATCAGAGGATCAGCTTCTACTTGCTCTTCTACTTCTTCTTCCCGCCGCTCCCCTTGCTGTGTTTCTTCCCGCAAGCCATCGTTAGATTCTCCTAATTTCTTTTGAAGTTCAATGTAAGCTTTTTCCAGTTCTTCTGCTGACTCGTATTTACCAGCCAGCATCCGGTTCTCTTCTTCAGCTTGGCGCTCGCCAATAGCTAGAGCCTCTTGCTCAGCTTGATTCAGTTCCGGTTGATCCGCTGGAGTCGGATCGTAAGTAAGAATTGCCATTTACAGTAGTTACTTGAAGGTTACCAAGGCCAACTGTTTTTACATAGTTGGGTGAACGACCGATGGTAGGGGAACCTACCTTCATTCGTGGAGCATAACGATTACCGTCATCAGTGTACGGGTCCTCGCCAAGCGACATTTTTTGAGTGAGAGTTTTATTTTGTTTACTCTCAGTTTGTGGTTCGGGAGTCTCTACAGTAATAGGAGTCCCTTCTTTTTTAATTTCTTGAGCGGGCTTAACGGTACGCTTTGGTTCAGGAGGATTACTCTTCCGGGGGGAGCGCCGCCGCTTCGGGGTTGGATCCGTCATTCAATTGTTGCATCATTTGTGGGTTTTTAGATGGGTCCATCATAGGTGCAGATGCAAGTTGACCAGCTTGCTTAAGTAGCTCTTGTTGTTGAGCCATCTGTTGCTGCTGTTGCATTTCACCTTGAAGTTTCTCTTCAGATTTAATAAGACCCAGTGTCTCAATGCCTTGTGCTGTAGCCAAACGTTTGATGACTTCAGAAGGGTCGATGTATTTTGCAAGCGCTTCAGGACCCATAGTCTGAGCAACCGTTTGCAAGAACATAGTCAAAGACTCACGGTCTTGACCACGCCCCAAAGCATTCACACCTGCCACAATTTGTGGACGGACAAGATCTTTGGGAAGTTTAGGGACCTGATTACTACGTTGCAGAACAAACATAGTACGGTTCAGATAAGGCACCAAGAATTCTACAGTCAAAAGGGAGAATAGTCCACCGAGTTGCTGTTCCAATTCGAGTTGTGTGAGGCGTACTTCTTCTGCTGTTGTGCGTTCAGATTGACGTACAGAAAGAACAAGGAACGCATCAGAAAGTCTTTGTGTTAGACTTGCAGCCATTTCAGATGCAGTGCGGAAATCTGCAGTTTTGCCCACAGTTACCGCTTGCACATCCTCTGGTCGGCCTTGAATTATAGCACCGTTTCCAGCATTAGCAAGAGTCCCAGGCTTAGTAGTACTGCTTGGTGATACCAAGAATACAACTTTAGCTGCAACACTGCTGCCTTCAATCAGCGCTTGGCTCAAAGAATCGAGGGAGCGTAGATCTCCAAGGAACTCTTCAACTCTACCACGACCGTAGTCTTCACCGTCAACTGTATTGAATCGGAGAACAAGCCATGGTGAAACATTTTTAGGTGCTGTACTACGGCTACCAGGAACGATTTTGTCATCAACTTCCTGATGCCAGACCCAGCGACCAGATGATTCTTCCAGTCGGACGTAGGTGTACACCTCAACGTCGTCCTCTTTCCCGTTTGTACCAGAGCCCGAGTTACCACCAGCTTGATTAGGTTTGGGTAGAGGAATGTCAAGAAGCTCACGGGAAATCAGCTCCTTGGTTACGATCTCAAGAACGTTGCCGTCACCATCACGGTTTACAACAAACCGATTTAGCGGGTACATCTTGATACCGTTCTTGCCCATAAACAAAAGGGCGTTGCCACCAACAATCAGATGCTTGACTGCTTCGTGGATAGTAACACGATCATTAGATGCATTGATAACATCCATGATCATGCGTTCAATTTTACCGAAGCTCTCTTCGAGTTCAGTTTTAATTTCTTTTGGTAGCTCTTCTCCTAGCTTTTCATCCCGAACTTGCAGTTTAAAAAACGGAGTCATCGGAGGAAGCAGAGCAAGCATAAGTTTACTTGCCAGCGTTACTACCGACTTAGCGCCAACTGATTGCCATGGAGTTACAAGAGTTTTATGATTCTCTTTGTAACCTTCATCACGACGAATCAAGTAAGGAAGAGTAAGGCGAGAACACTCATAAGCTACGTCGAGAAAATTATTTCTTACCGAAGTAAGCTTCTCATACCGAGCACGTGCGTTCTTCACAGGTTAATGCCTCCAGAAGGAGGAATTGCTTGTGAACCAGAGATTCCAATAGACAAGCCACGACGACGAGCTATAGAAGCACGACCAGACAGTTGATCACGACGACGACGACTAGCTCCAGCTTGCTGGATACCAGGTTGATAGTCTAGAGGTTGCAACGGTTTGTATTCTTGTTTAAGTTGCTTAGGAGGCTCAGGCTCTTTAACGATTGGAGTCTGAGGCATGATGTTAATAGGTGCGGGAGCTTGTTGTTGCCCTCCGCCACCACCACCGAAACACATTAGCTTTCATCCATTTTAGATTGAATCCACTCGACAATGGAGCGTTGACCTGATTGATACATGATCTGCTCCATCGTCATTTGTGGGGTTGGGTTGATAGGTGGAAAAGTTTCAAACAGTTCTTGAAGTAGGGACGAGGTTGTCATCCCCTTCACTTCAAGCATACTGAGGGAGGTTGGGGTTTGCATGTTCAAAGAACGCTGGCATCCTAGCTCGCTTGGTGTCAGAAAGCTCTGGGGCTTTACCTTGATACATCAAGTTATCGCTGGAATCCAGCCAAAATTTTTTGTCCAAATATTTATTGGTAGTATTTCTACCTAGTGGCTCCATAACCCAGTTGATGGTAGCCTTACGCAGTTTGTCAAGAGAAGGGCTGTAGTTTAGACCCATCTCCGTGCAGACAAGGGTGTTGGTAGAAACATGGACCTGTTCATCACGGCTGATGTCAGCACTTACTGTTCGTAGTCCAGCATCACCGTTGAAACGGAAAAAGGGGAGGAGCACAAAGAAAATCGCACGTTCGGCAACCAACGCTTTGAGGAGCGTGTGATCCGGATGTGCAACCCAAGCTTCTCGTAACCTTTGGGCTTCCGCCTCACTTTTCGGATCAGTGCCGATAGCGTTGGCGATATAACCCAGCGCGAGGTCGTGGTTCTCCTCGTCCTTGATATTTGATCGAAGGAGCGCCACACTTGCTTTCGGAACTTCATTTTTGAGAGCATCATTAATAAAATCTCCTACAGGCAGTTCCATATGGCGGAGTGCAAGGGCGCGATAAATAGTTTCTTCAGCGCCCTCCACAAGTTTACCTGCAGTAGTTTGTACGGGGGTCCAGGTTCGTTTCCTGGCAAGTAGTTTATCGTAAGGTGTCATTCAGCGCAATCGCAAGTTGGTTCTAAATCGTTGATAATAGAGTCCAAGTATGCGGTAACATCATCTTCTTT